TCGGCTTTGGAGTCGTATACGGCGAACACTTTTTCCATTTAGGTTATTCCTTTTGTGACTGCATCGATTATGCAGGTTATTAGGTGAATTGCCCAGTCGCCTACTTTTTCCCAGAAGCTGCTTTGTTCGGGTTGGATTTCTACATACCCCATTCTGGTTCCCTCTTGTATCTTTCTTCTCGTTGTCGAAGGATGTTTTCCTTCGTTTTCAGGCGGGCGTGCGTTTGGTCCGCCGCCTTATTTTTCGCCTTTTTAGCGCGGTTGTATTTCAGTTGTTTGTGTTTTTGCGGATCCGTTATTTCGTAGTGACTATCGTAGAATTTCGGCGGCCGCATTTTTTTTGCATTTAGTATTACTTCGTCTCTAGGGTAGACGTCTGTTTTGTATTTTTCTATCCATGTTTTTCCTATTCCTTTATTTCTGCTCATTGTTGTGTATTCCTGTTTTTTTTCTCCTATTATTTCTCCTGTTTTTTTATTTATTACGTTGTAGTGTCCTTCTTCTTTTTCTTTTCCGTTTATTTTTTTCATTACGTAGCGTGCGACGTAGGCCGCGCTTTCGAATGTCAGTGTTCCTACTTGGGTGAAGCCCTTTCCCCAGAGTTCTTCAAGTTCGTCACTCTGGTAGGCTGTCTCGCCAGATTTTGTTTTTCCTTGGACGACCAGGTCGTCCAGTTCTAGGCCGAACACGCAAGCGTGATAGTGAGGCCTTCCCTTTTCTTCTCCGTATTCGCCGCAGTGGTAGAATCGGAAGGGTCCTTTTTTCTTTCGCACTCTTCTCGCGAATTTTTGCCAGTCCTGCAGGACTAGGCTCCCCAGTGGGGGAAGGTATTCGTCGTCGTATGTGAGTGTGATGAAGTGGCATTTATCCGGGTCGTTCATTTGCCTTTCGTGCATTATTCTGACGGCCCACTGTCTTGATTTTTCTAGCCTGCATCCTCGGCATTGTCCGCAGGCTATGGTTATTTGCCAGGCTTTGCTGCCTAGTTTTGTTTTGTCTTCGCGGACGATTCCGTCCGTTCCCCTGTTCCCGGTAATCGGGTAGTTACAGGCCACACTGTTAGAACCTCCAGCCGCCCCGCATCGGGGATTTTCCCTTGTTCATGGTGTGTCGTCGCCTGGGGTTTTTTGCGCCGTTTCCTCGGCGCCTGGTCGATCGCGATCGTCGTCGTCTCATGGTTTCTCCTGTGTTTTTTTTGCCCCATTTTGGGGCAGTCCAATTATCTCTCTAGTTGTTAATTGGTCAGACTGGTCCCATCCAGTCTGTTTATTTATTCCCCTCCGATGATGGGGTTTCCCTCCGGTGTGACCGGATCTGTCACAGCCTGCGCCGGTTCTTCTGGCGCCGGCTTGGCCGCGATCCCGAGCTCGATGGCTTCGGCTTCGTTGGCCGGATCTTCGCAGAAGGTCAAGAATTGCTGTGGACTGTTCTCGAATCTGCTGCGCACCTTGGAAGGTAGTTGAGCGAACATTTCGTCAGCTACAAGTTTTATGTTGAGTGCTTCTTGATAGTCGCCAACATTCGAGAAATCCCCGTACATGGGGCGTTGTGTTGTTTGCCGGATTATTCCGGTTTTGCGGTGTCGTTCCATGACCTGGTTGATGTCGCATTCGTCCTTAAAGCTTTGGTGTGTTCGATCGTCTTTGCTGCAGTCGACGGTGACTCTTTTTCGGACCGGTGTTGCGGTTGCTCCGTTAGTCGGCTTCTTGTCTGGCATTACCAACTCCCTTCGGGTTTGATTTTTTTCTTCATGTATGTAGGTTGTTGTGCTCGTTTGTATACGTCGAATTGTTTCATGTAGCGGTCCCAATCGAGTTGGAATTTTTGTTGTTCTTTTGCGCGTCGGGCGCCGGTCGGTATGTATTCGTCGGTGATGTCCATAGCTTTCGTGCCCCATCCCCAGGCTCGGTTCCATACTCCGGAGCGTTCGGCTTCGAGTTGTTTGAGGACTGTTTCGGCTTGGGTTCGCGCTGTGGTCGCGGTATTGAGGTCAGTGATGCTTTGCTCTTTTTCTTCTTGTTCGCCGAGGAGTGCTTTTTGTGCTGCAGCGAGTCCGGAGGCGACGGAGGTTTTTCCGAAGTCCGGAATTTGAGCCATTGCACCAGGTGGTGAGCCTGGTGGTTGTTGTCCGAAGGAGAGCATTGGATTGAGTCCTGCAGCTTGCATGTCCGCCATTTGATATTGATAGCGGTTTCTGGTCATTCGCTCTTGAAACCTGCGATTGTCGGCAGCGACTTTGGCGCTGACCGCCGCGCTGATGCCTGAGCCGATTAGGTCTCCACCGCCGCCGGTGAAGAAGTCCATGAAGCCGCCCATTAGAGGCGCGTCAATCCGGGCACGCCGTACTGCGGCATAGGTCGAACGCTCCTGTACTGGAAGTACATATCTGCGAGGAGTTCTGCGGAGCCAAAGGTGTTCGGTGTGGCAAGTATTCGGCCGATCGGCGGATTTTCTTCGATGAACGACGCGCTGAGTGTCGGCCGGGGGTTGAATTCTTGTGCCAGGTGCCAGATGTCGATCGAGGATGCGTGAGAGCTGCGGAAAATTCCGCTTATCGAGCTGGGTTTGTATCTGTATTCGGCGAACCTAGTTTGATAGCCGAAAACGGTTTCGTCTGTTGCTGATCCGTCGGCAAATATCTCTTTTGACAAAACGCTTTGTTCCCCCAAGTTCGACAATTCCGGCCAATAGAAGTCCCAGCGGGTTCGTCGGCTGTGTGTGCGTTCGATCCCTTGCTGATAGTTGAGGTCTGCTCTGGCTGAGATTACGCCGATGATGACTGAGTGTTCGTCGAAGGTTTTCGAGAACCCGTTTCCTGATTTGACTGCGGAGGCCCATGCTCCGAGAGCGCCTAGATGCTCGTGGGGGCCTCCGATTTTTCCGAAGCCGCTCTGTTGTGCGACCTGGTTGACGCCGATAGGTACTGTGCCGCCGCCGAGGTATTCGGGGCGTTGAAGTCTGGAGTCCGGTATTGAGACTCCGAAGTGGCTAAGTATGACTTCTTTGTATCTGGTGCCGCCGCGAGCGTCCTTTTCGTAGAGTCGCTGAATTGAGATGTTTTGGCGGAGCTGGTTGATTGTTGCGCCGATTGCTGTGCTGAGATTTGCAATTCCTGTCAGGCCCGCAATGTCGGTTTCGAGTTGCGGGTCATTCCAGGTTAGGTTCACGTTTCCGATTGCGCCTACTCCTGAGATTTTCACGTGCTCTTGCGGGCTGAAGTTGTCGGTCATAATGTTGCGGTTTGTGACACCGCCGATTTCATCGAAAGTTGGCGGGCCGGTACCGGTTGCGGCCGCGGTTTGTCCAGCGTCCATGGTGACTACTGCGCTTGTTCCTATCGGCAGTTCCACCGCTTCGCCTTTTTGCGGCCAGGGCAAGCAGCTGGTGAAGTAGTCGTGCCTCTTTCCTCGAGGGTGGAGAACGTCGTAATCGGCGGGATCGTCCGGCCCGTCGTCTGTGTCCACGGTTATGCTGTCTTGTAGATTTTCGTCCCTGTACCACTCGTTCCAAATTTTGTTCATTGCACGTCCGTACAAATTGGATATGCCGGGTATTGACGGGATGTTTATACCCGGTGGGATTCCGATGTGATCGTAGAATCCGTTTGTGGCGAAACCGGCTGTTGCGGTGACTATGGGAACCTCATAGTCGGTGCTGTCGTCTGGATCGATTTGTTCGCCACAGAATTTTTGCCAGTTGTCCCAGACGATTCGGTTGGGTACTGCCCACCAGTGGAGGTCGATGTACATGTTGTCGACGACGGGCACGATTTGGTTCGCGAGGCGGGCGAAGATTGTTGGGTTCATTTGCATCGTGTCGCCCGGTAGTGCTTCGTCTATGAAGATCGGTGTTATTTCTCCGAAGTTGAGAGTGGTTTTCATGCCGCAACTGCGGTTGAAGACTGAGCGCGGAACGTGTGAGCGAGGGATCCTCGCAAAGTCGTGTTGGCCTTGAGTTGTTCCGGGTAGTCTTCTGTTTGCCATGGTGTTTCCTTTTTAGGTTGTGTTCGAGCGGCCTGGTCACAGCTGCGATCGCGAGCTCGACCAGGCCGCCGCCCCCAAAGCACTGTTTATGAGCGCTGCGGAGCGTTTTCTTCCGGTCGGTCGCCTGGGTGGCGGATGCCACCATCGGTGTAGTCGGCGGGAGCTATTTTGGCGATGCTGTCGACTACTCGTTTAGCTTGTTGGAGTTCGTGTGTAGAGTAGGTTTGCCCGTCTATCTCCAGTAGTCCGGTTTCTCTGTATTGGAGTGCTGTTCCTAGGGATGTGTTTGCTTTGGCAGCAAATAGGGTTCCTGAGTCCTGGTCCCATTCGCCGATGGTGAATAGGGTGTAATCCTCGCTCCACTTGTTGAAGTTGTGGTTTTCTTCGTTGGCTGCTTGCTGGAAGAGCCGGATGGCGAGTCCGTCCGTCTGTGCGAAGAACGGCGGTAGGTATGCTTCGGCTTTGGAGTCGTATACGGCGAACACTTTTTCCATTTAGGTTATTCCTTTTGTGACTGCATCGATTATGCAGGTTATTAGGTGAATTG